TGCAATTCATTGCGAAATCATTGCGGGGTAAGTATGCCTAACCACAAATTGTTTTGCCAGCGTGTCGGACCGCGACTGGATAAATCTTCCCTTAATTATTCTTCAGGAGGACTTAATGGCCGGGGACTGGATAAAGATGCGTACATCACTGGTCACCAGCCCGAAGGTGAACGGAATTGCGCGAATACTGGAGCGTTCACCGGAGGTGGGAAAAATGTTCACACTTTCGCATAACACCACGTTATCAGACGTTGTAACGCGTAACGTAACCCGTAACGTTACGGTGTCGTTACTAGTAACGTTTTGGTCTGCGGCAAATGAACACTCGCGTAACGGTGTATTTGAAAATGCAGACCTGTCTGATATCGATGATATTGTCGGAGTACCCGGTTTTGGGGCTGCATTATCAACCGTAGGCTGGGCCATTTATGATGCGGAGAATAACTGCGTCATTCTTCCAAACTTCAATGAATACAATACGTCAGGTGATATGCGCTCAGCTACGGCCAAGACAAATGCGCAGCGCCAGAAGGAGTTTCGTGAACGGAAAAAACTCCAGGAAAGTAACGTAACGAGTAACGTTACTAATAACGTAACGCGTAACCACAGAGAAGAGAAGAGAAGAGAAGATCTAAACCCAGAGAGAGAACGCGCGGGCGGAAGTCATTCTGGGGATGATATTTCTGGAAATCACCCACCTCTGCCAGCTATCCCTCCCAAACCTCAGAACGAGGATTTTGGGCCCGGTCTGGATTTTGGCCCATTGGGTAAATTTCCGATCACTGACTCATGGACCCCGTCTCCAGACTTCGTGCGTCAGGCTGCGCTCTGGGGTAAGAACGTCGGCACTGAGCCGGGTTACACCGCTGAAGAACTTCAGCAATTCCGTGATTACTGGATACCTGACGGCAAGGTTAAACACCAGTTGGCTTGGGAGCAGACCTTTGCCAACAGTCTGTTGCAATCGCGTGGTCACGGCCAAAGGACCGTCCATGTTGGACAGCGAGATCCCAACCGAATTTCTGAGCCAGATAAAACCATCCCGACCGGGTTCAGGGGGTAACGGTGAAAAACATTGTTAATTCTGGCAGCGCTCTTGAGCGCCTGAAGAAACTCATTCCGCCAGGAGTTCAGCCGAAGTTCACCAGCGCGGCAGAGCTGCTGGCATGGCAGAGGGAAGAAGGCCTGAAGCGGTGTGAAGAACTGGACAGGCTGAATCAGAAAGCCCGGACAGAGAAAATTTTCGGTCGCTCAGGAATTCAAAGCCTGCACCGCAGGTGCACTTTCGCGAATTACCATGTATCCGGGGAAGGGCAGCGCAAAGCCTTCACGATGGCAAAGAGCTACGCACAGAATTTCGGTGCTGGGTTCGCGAGCTTCGTGTTTAGCGGTGGTCCTGGTACCGGGAAAAACCATCTCGCTGCGGCAATCGGAAATCATCTGCTTTCTGGCGGGCATAGCGTACTGGTAGTGACAATCCCTGACCTGATGCTGCGCGTTCGCGAGTGCTACGACGGTGGCCAGTCAGAAGCTTCACTTCTGGATGATCTCTGCAAAGTCGATCTGCTGGTGCTGGATGAGGTCGGTATTCAACGCGGAAGCAACGGCGAGAAAGTCATTCTGAATCAGGTTATCGACCGTCGCCTGTCGTCGATGCGTCCGGTAGGGATCCTGACAAACCTGAACCACGACGAGCTTCTCGGGGCGTTGGGTGCGCGAGTTATCGACCGTCTCCAGATGGATGGCGGGGTGTGGGTGAACTTTGACTGGGGCAGCTATCGCAAGAACGTTAGCCATCTCCGGATCGTTAAATAACTTCGAGGGCAAATCACCATGGCAAGCAAATCACTGTGGGCAATTGTCGATTACCTTCGGGTTAACCAGACCATCACGCCGCGTCAGGTTCAGAATCTGCTGGGATGCGACTGCAAGAAGTCACATAACCTACTGCTTCACCTGGTACGCAGAGCGGTAGTAATCCGCACTGGCGAACCGCATCGCCCTGTCTACATTTTTCAGCCCGGCGGGGAGCTGAACATCAAGCAGCTCAAATCGAACATGAGCAAAAACATGGTCACATCAGTATGCCGTACAAGTCCGGCTATGCAGCGTGTACTGGCGTTTTACGGGAGAGCATCAGCATGAAACCAGATGTTAAAAAAATCATCGCCGATATCAAGGCGACAAAAGGGAACCGCAAATTTTGTAATGGCCTGGCTGGCACACTCCAGGATGATAATTATGCGTCATCGATTTGCAAATACGTTAAAACCGTAACGCCGGAAAGAATCGATCTCCTGATTGAATATGCTGAAAAACTTGAAGCCGAAGTCACAGACATGGCAGTACAGCTCGCTAACGCCGAGAGCAAGTGCAGGGAGCTGGCGGCTGAATTAAGCGCTGTAGATAAAATTCACAACGAAGCGGTATTCATCACAGACGACCATTACGAACAATGCCCGCCAGAAGTTCAGAAGATGATTCGCTCACTGGCTGTATTGCAGATACCTGCTTACGACGCTTTCCTAGCTGAAGTGCGGGCAAGCGGCGCTGACGAAGTGTCGGCTATCTGCCGAGGGCTTGCCAATAAAGATGGTTGCTCGGTGAATATGCAGTGTAGCTACAACCTGACGGCTGAACGAGCCGAAGCAGTTGCAGCCCAACTTCGCAAAGGATCCGCGCTATGAGCACTGGAATTGAACTCATGCAGCATGCGCTGGGCATCAATGAGCGGAACCGCACGCCATACCGTAATTATTTCCTCGTAGGCGAAGGGCATACGGATAACGAGAAGTGGGAAGAACTGGTATCTGATGGTTTAGCTACCTCCCGTCCCGCACCTGGTTTTGTAGGCGACGGAACGCTTTATCACGTCACAGAAAAAGGTGAAGCAACGGCAATTTCTGCACTGCCAGAGCCAAAGAAACGCACTCGATACGAAGAATATCTTGATGCTGATAGCTGCCAGCCGTTCAGTGAATGGTTGTTGGGATATCGACTGCCTGAAGTCGAATACAGCCGTGATGGAAAATGCCGAATGTTTCGCTGCTCATACGACGCGGCTTATGGCTATCCACGACGTGATGTTGAAGGCGAGTGGTGCGACACCAAAAAAGCAGCAAAGGCCAGTTACAAAGAAGCTCTACGCAAATCGAAACAGGAGTCAGCCCAATGACAGCACTCAACAAACAGGCTGGAGCAGGTGACGTGAACCCGAAAACGTATTACATCCATCCGGCGGCATTCGGCAGTACGAAAGACCATGGTTACGGGCATGTGCCAGTTGTAAAGGCTGATGACTTCGAGAATCTGCGCGCCAAGTTGGAAGCCGCAGAGAAGCGCATAGCAGAACTGGAGGCGCGGACGCCATACGGCTATCTAAGGCAGTGTGACGGGCAGATTCAAATATCTATTGGTAGCGAGCGACCACATGACCGTTCTGGTGGCTACGCTACGCCGTGGTTCGCAATCTATACCGCCGCTGGCATTGGCGTGAAGGGAGAGTGAGATGAGCAAATTTACAGACGTACATGACCTGTTAACCGCGTACCAGAAACAAGCTCGGAAGATACCAGCTAAGGGTGTTTATGCCTCAAGGCATCGTCAGGTTGAAGTTAATGCTGCGCACGTACGCAAGATAATGCGCAAGCGTCGGCGGTCAGTCGGCAAGTCAAATAAACTCGGATGTCGCTTTACTGCAGAAATGCGCGTGGCACTGATTTGCGATATGAACTTTTGGGCGCTGGTATGTCGCTCTAACCGTAAACAGGAGCATGCAGCATGACAACTAACCACACGGCGAACGGTCCTGTATCACTCAAGCGCCTGCACCAGATAAGCGAAATACTCAGCAAAGCAGCAGCAAAAAGCGACGGCGGTAATCTCGGCTACGCAATGGCTGATGCAGTGAAGGTTATTGATGGGGCGATTGCGGCGTTTGGCGCTGAGCCTGTGCTTTATGCCGCGGAGGAAACTCTTGCTTATGCCAGGATGGGTGAGCTTCACCTTAAGTGCCTGTCTCAGCCAATGGGAGATGCTGTGATTCCGCTTTACGTTCACCGCCAAGCGACTGACGAAATTGGCTCATGGAATAACCACATGAATACGCCTACTACTCAGGCTGGAAACTCTCCGGTAACTCCGGATGGTTGGCAATTAGTTCCGAAGGAGCCTACAGAAGCGATGAATAAAGCTGGCTGGGCTGCAATTAACGAACATGATGCCATTAACCCGACATACAGGGCTATGCTCGCAGCAGCACCTCAGCAGGACGTGAGGTTAGCATTGGAAATCGGCATGTCCCGTTACGCAGGTGCTATGCAAAAGCTCGTAGACTCTGGTGATTGATATAACCTGCCATACAAGCGATATGTGAATTCCCATATCGACAATATAACCCGCTACGGCGGGTTTTCTTTTTCGCTTCATCGATCCCTGCTACGATTCACTTACTTTTACTGATGGGAATAGGGATATGAAGAAAGTTCTTGTTGTTTTATTGGTGTCACTTTTTTCACTGACAGCAACGGCAGCAAACAAGCCATGCTCAGGTAAGAAAGGCGGAATATCGCATTGTTCGGGTGAAAAATTTGTTTGTAATGATGGCTCTATCAGCAAGTCCAAGAAGGTTTGCCAGAAATAGTTATCAATAAATAGCACTCACCATCAAGATTAAACCCGCTACGGCGGGTTTTTTCTTGCATTGATTTTCCATTATCAACTGTACATAATGTCAGTGTCAGCCTGAACAACTGACAACTTGATGCGCCACGGAGAGAAACCATGGCGCACGAACTACAACTCATCAAGCAGTCCTCAGGAATCCTGATCCCCGCGACGCCGGAGACCAGCGATATTCTGCAATCAAAAATCAAACTCGGCGCCGTGCTGGTGGCAGAGTTCCGGCAGGTACGCAACCCGGCGTTTCACCGTCGCTTTTTCGCGTTACTCAATCTCGGTTTCGAATACTGGGAGCCTACTGGCGGGGCGATCTCCTCCAACGAGCGCAAACTGGTAACCGGCTATGCCAAGTTCCTTGCCTCATTCGCTGGAAGTGAAGCTGCACTCCTGGATGCAGCTGAGCAATATCTGGACCGCATCGCCGATAAGCGCGCCGGTAGTATCAGCATCTGCAAATCCTATGACGCATATCGTGCATGGGTGATCATCGAGTCTGGCCACTACGACGCCATACAGCTTCCCGACGGCACCCTTCGCAAACACCCCCGCAGCATTGCCTTTGCCAACATGGACGAAACCGAGTTCCAGCAGCTGTACAAAGCCGCGCTCGATGTTCTGTGGCGCTGGGTATTGTCCCGGGCATTTAAAGACCAGCGTGAAGCGGAAAACGCCGCATCGCAGCTCATGAGCTTTGCGGGGTGATGGCGATGAAATATTCCTGGTTTCACCATCACGAATGCACAACCGAGCAAGCCGACGAGCTGGTGGCGAACTACCAGCGCCGCGGCGTCAAAGTCGAGCGCAGCCTGAACCGCGACAATATCACCTGGACTGTTAGCGCAAAATTACCTGAATGCGAGCATCTGGCGCGTACACCAAGAACCTTTCGGCAAAAGGTCTGGGGGTGAGCATGGCTAAATCAGCGAAATGCCTGTTCTGCGGTAAACCTGCAACCCTGCTATGCGATGGGATCATTGGCTGGGATGCTGATGAGGACAAAAACCACCACCTCAGCAATGCTCGGGGAATTTTCACGTGCGACGCGCCGATGTGCGCTGACTGCGGAACATGGCACGGCAATATCTTTTTCTCAGGCAGAGCGGGTGGTATGGAGACCCGTGATTATTGCCCTTTATGCGAGGCCCTTCATGTTAAGGGTGAAGTTATCCGGGAGGATCACAACCGAAAAGGAAAAGCCATTCGTGAGCCAGCCCTTCAGAAAGAGCAGGCCGCCATCATCCGGCAAGCACACTGGAATAGCTATCTAAACGCGCATCGTAGAGAGTTAAACGCCATTCAGGGAGGTGGACAACAATGCCTGCCATTCTGAAAAAGTTACCTCGCCGCAAGTGCGCCAACAAAGAATGCCGCCAGTGGTTCCACCCTGTACGCGATACGCAGACCGTCTGCGGTTACGAATGCGCCAGCGCAGTCGGGAAAGAGCAGACCAGAAAAGCCCGTGAAGACGCTAAGCGCAAAGAGTCCGCCAAACAGCGCGCTACTGAGAAGAAAGAGCGAGCCGCCTGGTGCCAGCGTAAAGCTGCAGTTAAGCCGCTGAAGCACTGGGAGGATTTAACCCAGCGCGTCGTCAATGACTATATTCGCGAGCGTGACCATTATTTGCCATGCATCAGTTGCGGGACGTTCGAAACCGTCCAGTGGGAAGCAGGTCACTACCGCTCACGCGGTAAGGCATCACATCTTCGCTATCACGAAGACAATATCAGTAAACAGTGCCACCACTGTAACGTGCAGTTGTCGGGCAATCAGCAGCAGTACCGCCTTGGCCTTATCGAGAAAATTGGGCCTGAGCGCGTCGAGGCACTCGAAAACAATAACGTCCCACACCGATACACCATCGAAGAACTCGAAACCATTAGGAAGCACTACAGCGCGCTTCGCCGTGGATTAATTAAGAGCAGGGAGGCTGCATGACATTTGAATCCTATTTTGCCGATCACCTCCGCGTTCGTTGGCAACGATTGCGCTTATATCACTTTCCCGGCTCTGTGCTGACGGACTACCGAATACTGAAGAATTACGTGAAAACTTATGCTGGAGAAGCGCTATGAACCTTGAAAACACAGTGAAATACCACTTCGCAAAATCCACGCTGATTAGCGATTCTCCGCGCGCTACCGCCTCCGATTCACTGACCGGTACCGACATCATGGCGGCAATAGGCATGACTCAGGAACGCGCTGCTATGGGGTACAGTGCTTTCCTCGGCAAGATGGGCATAAGCAATAACGACCGGGATCGGGCTATCGGACTGCTGGCTGAGTACGCGATGACCAAATGTGACAAGGTTGCCGCGCTGCGTAAGTTGGATTTCGGGGTTAAGCCTCAGGTGATGCACCAGTTGGCCACCTTCGCATTTGAGGATTATTCCCGCAGCGCAGCCAGTGTAAAACGGTGCGATTGCTGCAACGGTGAGGGCTTTATTGATGCTGAGGTATTCAGTATGAAAACCAATACGCCGGCACATGCAAAAGAAATCATTAAGGCATCAAAAGCGTTTGGTTTGAAGGTGATACCTTCGCAGCACCAAAACAGGCGTGAGGTAAAAGAGATAACGCGCGTTCTCTGTCCTCAGTGCAAAGGGAAAAAAGCCATCAGTTGCGCATGTAGTGATTGCCGTGGCCGTGGGAAAGCGGTGAATCAGAAGGAAACGAAGCAGCAAGGCGTTCCAGTATTCAGCACCTGCAAGCGCTGTGGCGGTCGCGGATATGAGCGCATCCCGTCAACTGAGGCCCACGCAGCTGTTTGCCAGATTACGGATGTAATCAGCCTGGATACGTGGAAGAAGTCCGTTAAGCCGTTCTATGATCAGCTGATTACGAAATTCGATATTGAAGAGGCATGGGCAGAAAACCAACTGAAACAAATAACACGATAACGGTTATGGAAGTTAATTCCAGCTATTTACTTTTCCCGAATCTGTGTTAATTTTATCCCAACGATGGGTTAATGCCTTCGTTTCAAGCCCCGCGGATAACACCGTGGGGCTTTTGCGTTTCTGGAGCGTGAGTGTTCAGCTCATTGTCCAAAAGTGTTCAATTTTTGCGTTTGATGTGTTTTTTCATTCATGCAATATTTGACGAATAGCTATAAGTAAAACTTTGACCGTGCCTATTAGCCGCTGCTTCCCGTGATGTCAGCGGTTTTTTTTCATTAAAACAGGGCTGCCCATTGGCGGCCTTTTTAATTTCAGGCCTCACGGGAATCATCCGCTTCGTGCTTTGTTGATAAATCCAGCCCGTGAAGCCTGACCCTTTTCATACACACACAGCGCCATCCGAAGAATCGGAGGTGAGGCTATGACCAGAATGAGCACCATTTACAGCAGACTTTCATATGGAACAGG